TTACTTGTCGTTCTCTTCATTTTTCTTTCTAGCATTTCGTAAATCTATGTCATCTAATAACATTTGGAAAATCTTTCGTTTTACATCTAACGCATATTCTTTGGTGTAGTTATTTTCGCTCTTGCCGATTCTGCAAGTAAATTTCCATGCTGTCGATTTTCTACCCATTATTTGTTATCTCCTTGTGCTACTTTCCTTGTCGGTTTCTCTAACTCTATACTCACCAGTAAATAAAAATTTATAAATCCACTCTTTTAATTTCTCGTATTTTTCTAGTTTTTCCTCATACGTTTCCAACTCTTCATCATACACATTTACCTTATATTCCTTAGTTTTTCTTGGCATTTTCTTCACCTTTATACGATTTTCTATACTCTTTGGTAAATAAAACTTTATAAAACCAGTCCTTAAGTTGTTCATACTGCCTATCGATTTCTTCTTGTGTTTCTAATTTTTCATCGTATACATTTACCTTATATTCTTTTGGTTTTCTAGGCATTTTTGTTATCACCCTTATTACTGTTTAATGAGTTCTCCCTTTCTCTTTGTCTCCTTTTTTCTTTAATCATCTCATCTAATTCAAATATTTGTTTTACAAAATTCTCAATTGCTTCTTCAGATGGTCTTCCTACAAATGTCATGTAGATGTTTTTAATTTCAGTACTCTTCTTAGGCATTCCTTATGTCCTCTCTTTGATGTATTTGTGTCGCAAAGATTACATTATAGGTTGTCTTCGATTAATTGTCAAAATATTTTTTATTGTTTACTTTTTACACACAATTATATAAATTTCATTTAATTAAAAAAGGCTTTTTGGGACAAAAAAAGCCCCTAAAACACCTAATAGAAGGTAATTTAGAGGCGGTTTATTAAATAAAATATTATCAATTACTAAATAGCCAGCAGCGTTATAACTGTTCTAGTTAGCAGTGGAAGCAGTTGGATTAAAATGTAAATAATTGATGTTTTCGTAATCCATGTAATAGCTCTTTCTTTCATATTAAGAATGTAGAGTAAACCTGCCACACAAATAATAATATTAGCTACTGGATATGCAAGGACAGAGAGTATATCAAATACAGGAGATGTATAATTATAAATGGTTTCTCCACCTAGCTGCTTCATGTGTTCGACAGGATGAGCAATCCAATCCAAAACAGGTTGCAAGATAACTGCTGATCCTACATTACTATCGTTCTTTAAGAATTGTCCTATTGTCCCTACAGTCTCAATCTTATCCCACATGTTATCCCTCCTTAGAATCCAGCAGTGACGGATACTAATAACTTCATAATCATTGGAGCTAAAGAGACTAAAATGAAGCCAATAGCACTTCCTTGCAGAGTTAATAATGCCTGTTCTTTACGATTGATGATCCATAAGATACCAGCATAAGAAAGTGAAAGAAACGTGATAGGATACGCTAACCCTTGTATTAATGATGTAATCGGGTCGAAAGCGTGCATAATTTGTTGAGTTGTATGTTGTTTAATCCCCTCTGAGGTTGCTGCGTATGTGGATGAAGCAAATGTATTAAAAAATACTGGAGTAGCCAATAGTGGGAATGTGATTGGTAATATTGAAGGTATAGTGAGAGGCTTTGAAATTTCTTTATGTTCCTTTTTAGTTTTGGTCATAAATTCGCTAATCGTTCCAACTGTTTGAACTTTCTTAGATGTAAACATACTAATCATCTCCTAAAGTTTATTGAAAATCTGACAAAATGAAAATTTGCGAATCTAATCCTTCATGCATTTTGATAAGCTGCTTTTGCCGATATTCAGTCGTAGTCATCCATAAAAATATTGGTGGAATCTCAAATACTCCAGCATCAACTAATCTACAGTACTTTTCAAGTTTCTTTCTGTTGGCAACCATTTTCTGCTCATGATCAATTTCAACAATATATCGTTGCTTACCTATTGTAAAAGTGGCATCGCATATGATTGTGGCAACTTCTTTAACACGCATTTTCACTTCATTTTTCCATGTATCAGGTTGATTAAATGCAATATATAAAGCGTTTCTCATGATGTAATGTCTAGCTGTTGTTGTTTTCTTAACGTTACCTTTAAAATCGACTCGTTCAGCCCCAGCCTTCGATAAATAATAAACTGTTTCACCTTCTCGAAATGAATTTAGGTATTCCTCCATAGACTTTAATACCTTTTGAGCGTTACGTTCTCCGCCTAAATTATGGATCGTTTGAAGTTGCGACCTAGTTAAGTACTTCAGTTTCTTCAAGCTCAAGAGTATATCGTCTATTCGTTGTTCCCTCTTTGCGTACTTCTGCAAGGGTATCATCCTTTCTAGACTTAATAACGATGTTAGGAGTGACTACGGTCTTTATAGTTTTGTCATCAATTAAGTAGGTCTGAACTTGTTGTCTTCCGCTAGGTACAGATAAAATACATCGTCCTTGTAATTGGATTTGTTCAGCTCCTTTTTGATCCAACACAGTTTCAGACTGCGTATCTGTTTCCAATCTGAAGCAAATGGTCGTATTACTATTCGCTTTAATTTGATTGGGCATCACATCACCTACAGGGTATTGTGTTGCATAAACAAGGGTATAACCCATTGAGTGACCGATACGAGTAATATAAGACATGTAGGCCTGTGCTTCTTTTGCCAACTCCTTGTACTTAGAAGGTACTTGAGAAGGAGCTAATTGACTTGCTTCATCCACAATAATAAAGTGACGCTTATTAATTCCTGCTTTCTTAACATTATTTACCTTCTTCACTCTTAACATTTTCTGACGTTGCTGAATATCAGCTACAATATGTTTCAAAGAGGCAACAGCAGTTTCAATATCATCTGCAAAGTTAATAGTTTGTTTACAGTCTTCAAAATACTGCATTTCAAGCCCGCCTTTTAAATCAACCAATGTCATTTCTGTTTCGTTAGGTTTGTTAGTAAGTAACGTTGATATCATTAACTTTAACAACTGACTTTTCCCAAAGGTAGTAGCCCCTGCAATTACAAAATGACCAGAAGCCAAGTCTAAAAACACTGTACCTTCCCTGTTCTCTCCGAGTGGCAGCTTCCAACCGTTACACTCATCCCATTTTTCAACATTGAAGTCTACTTGATTAGGAATATCTTGATCGTACACTTTAAAATGAATCATTCCATCGTAGCTCATCTCAATACTTTTCCTAATTGAATTTTTATCTTTAATAAATTTCTTAATATAATTGATTTTTGCTTTTAAGGATTTTAACTTCATCAATTTTTTAATGTTAATTTTTTTGATATCTGACAAGCTAAAAGAATATAGTGTTTTTTTGATATTTAGTCCATCTTGAAATACATTTAACTTAGTCTCAAAATCTGAAAAGGCTAAGCCTAGCGGAATCTGAAAAATGTACTCGCTGTAAAATTTGTTTTTCTCTTTATCTGCTGGATCTCGTCTACGTATAATTATGGATTGACCATTTTTCTTCAATCCAATTGCATCTGCAATTTGTCTAATCTTTTTAACGTCATCCCCCACACCTCCATCTTTCTTCATTTGAGCTAATCCGTACACACTAGCCAGCGTTAATGATGTAGCAATTTCAGCAAGCACTGCACACACCTCGTTTCATTTTGTATACGTAGTATAGTCCCTATTAAAACGAATAAAAGAATGTTGGAAAAAGAATTGATATAACTAGAAATCTAAGTTCGGTTTTATTGTTCTGTAACATGAACTTTGAAAAGAACTGATTAACCGAACCAACTTCCGTATTAATGGTTATGTTTAATGATATGATGGGCTGTTTGTCTATGTTTACGGTTATTTTTGATTTTCTGAATAAATTCCGTAAAAAAGGACAATCCTTGTGATATATAACGGGCATTAGGAGGTTTTTGAAAGTGTGGGGTTTGGGTAAAAAAAGGACGAAGTTAGGTAAGTTTTTAGATAAGCACGGACGAACACAACAGGAGTTAGCAAAGGCTGCTGGCGTAAATAAAGAGACTGTTAGTAAGGCATGTAGTGATCCTGATTATTCACCTACCGTGAAAACTTTGAGTAAGTTAATGAAGGCGTTAAGGAAATTAGATTCCAATGTTAAAGCTGAGGATTTCTTTGATATATAAAATAACCTCTTTCTGCAAATATTAATTAAATACAAAGCAGAAAGAGGTTATTTTATGAGTAGAAGAAAAAAGAAGCAACAAATAAGTTACCAGTTCAAAATAAAAGCTGCAATTTTCATGTTCACATTTACATATGCCTTACATTTCCCTTGGCTCATACCATTAGTAATTGTGGAAGCTATTGTATTTTCAAAAATTTACACATTCTTTCCCCGTACACTTAATTTTAAAAATTGGAGCGTTAGGGATAAGTTGTTTACTGGATTGTTCTTATGGATTGTATTATCTGGTATTTCTTTATTCTTCAATAATTACCCTTTAGCCGGTATAAGTGGAGTGATCTTATTATTAATAATTGCGTACACAATGCTTGTAACAACTCAAAATATATATTTATATATCAAATCTTTTTTTGGACAAGTTCCCAACCATTCTTACACTCAAGCTATTAACGAGATTGATTTAATGACTGGTCATGAATTTGAAGAATTTCTACATAAGTTGCTTAATTTTAAGGATTTCGACTGTACGCTTACAAGTAAATCTGGGGATTATGGTGTTGATTTAATCCTTCAACAAGGTAAAAGAAAAATCGCTGTGCAAGCAAAAAGGTATGGAGAAAACAATAAAGTTGGAGTATCTGTAGTCAATGAAATCGTTGGTGGGGCTGGTTATTGGGGATGTAACGAAAAATGGATTATAACGAATAGTTATTTTACAGAGCCCGCAGTTATTTGTGCTCATAGAAATAAAGTGAAGCTAATTGACCGTGAAGAGCTATGTCTTATGTTGAAAGAATACAGCAAATCTCTTAACAATAGAACCAATAAGGCTTCTTGGTTCTCAAGAAGAAAATCAATGTAAGTTAATTGTATTTTTTATATCCTACCCCCTAAAAATGTATAAACCTTTATATATAGCTTTATGCAAAATTAGGGGGTAAGTGTTTATCTACCTAATGCCACGTTTTCGTAAATTTTTCGTAATAGCATTGATTGTTTTATTACCTGCTTCTTCAATTTCACGTTTAGTCAATTGTCCATTCACATTAAAGTTTACAGTAGGATTGACATGGATTGTCTGATGGTTATTGGTTGTCACTGTGTTTGATGGAGTTGCTGTGGCTACCGCCATACGAGCACTAGAAGCACCAAATGTATAAGAAGTCGGACTAAATAGGTTTGATAAACTGTCTTGCATATTTAACAATTTGCTTATCAAAAGATTTGCAGATCCTTCCACATTGTCAGCCTCATCCTCAATCCCCCATGCAAAACCTTCTCCTACATAACCACCTAATACCTTCATGACACGGCTAGGAGATTTGATTTTCAAGGCTTTCTTCACTGTTCCTTCAATAACTTTACTAATATTCTCAGTAGTGGTCGTTAAAGTAGGAATCATGGCTTTCATACCTTCTATTAAACCTTTAATGGTATCTTGCCCTACTTTATTCATATCTACAGGAAGATTATCAAACTGCGGCTTAGTACCCTCGCTAATCTCTTTTAACTTAGCTTGCCATTCTGTTTTCAACTTGGAAATTTGATCAGTAGCTTCAATTCTTAGTCGTGTGACAGTAGCCACAAATTCATTTTTATGTTTTTCCATCTCATTATTAGCATCTGTCCGTAACTGATTAACCTTATTTATGTATTCTTGATTAGCTTGATCTAGTTGCTGAGATGTCTGCTCTCTAAGTTGGTCAATTTGATTTTGAGTATCTTTTCGAAGTCCAATGTTTTCAACGTTTGCAATTAGTCGAGCCTGAGAATTTTTAGCTTGCCATAGATTCACGTATCTATCTAATTCTTTATCACTCAGAGTTGTTAATGCTTTTATTTCATCTGCTGCTTGCGGCCCCATACTTTGCAACTCTTGAAGTAATTCCTCATTCAATCCACGATCTCTCAAGTCTCTGATATTACCTCTCCATTGACCTACAGCACGTACTTGATCGTCTAGGTTGGCAAGTAATTGTTCACCTGTAACTTCTTTATGTTTAACCTCATCAAATAAGCCTACAAAGCTATAAATGGATTTAGTTCGATCTTCAACAGTCTTTTCATATTCGTCAGTTAATCGTTTTTCTTCATCAATTAATTTTTGATTTATTGACTGAACTTCTTTCTCATAGTCTTCTTTTGCCTTTAATTCATCGTCAATTAATCGTTGCTTAATATCGGAAATCTTGTTGTTATAGTCTTCTTCAGCCTTTATTTCATCTTCACGTAATTTATCATTTGTCTCTTGAATCTTATTTGTGTAATTTTCATTTAGTGAGTCCAATTGAGCGAGAATTTCTTTCTTTACTCGATAAGCTTCTCGTTCATAATATTCTCTCTCCTCTGAACCTGCCTTGTATTCTTTTGCATATTGTTCAAGTAATTTCAACTCTTGTGGAAGCGAAAGATTATCGTAATACTTACGTTTATCAATTCGATCTTTTTCAGCTTGAAATTGAGCCTGAATAAGTTCTTTTTTGATGCGCAGGATTTCCTTTTCAGCTTCTAGTCGCTCTTCTGACCCCTTCTTATATTTTCTTTGGATGGCTTCCCAAGCTTTTAGTTCTTGAGTGAGGCTTAGTAAACCTAAATCTTTCTTATCACTGATCATCTTCTTCTCTTTTTCATGCTGAGCTTTTCGTTTTTCTTCAGCCTCTTTTTGCTTTTTAGCTTTTGCATCAGCCTCTGCTTTTTCTTTCTTTGCTTTATCCTTAGTGATTTGGTCTTCAACTTTCTTAATTTCCAAATTCACTTTTCTTCTTTGGTCGGCTGTTTTTGCATAAGCCTTTGCAATTCGTTGTAGCTCTGCTATGTATTGTGTGGCATTGATTTTCTTCATATCAAATTTGTAATCCGCGTTCTTAAAAGCCTCATCAAATTTCTTCTTCACCGAGTCCGCTATTTTCTTAGATTCTTTCTCATTTTGCTTTTTAGTTGATGCTATACCAATTGCCAAACCTTGACCAGCATACACCCCCAACTTCTTAGTGTCTCTTGAAGGAGAGTGAATATCTAAAGCCGATTTAATTGTATTCTTGACTGAGTCAGCAATTTCCTTAGCCTTTTTCTTTACAGAACCAACCATCCCAGAAATACCATTGATTAAACCTTGAACAATATTCTTTCCAATTGATTTTAGATCAATTTTCTTCATAGTAGATATAATAGCTGTTTTAGCATCTTCAAAAGGCTTCGAAACAGTTGATTTCACCTTAGAGAATATTGTTTTTGCAGACGTTATAATATTATTAAACCCTGTCGAAACAGAAGTCTTCATGTTGGTAATCGCAGTGCTTACGGCTGTTTTGGCATTGTTCCAACCTGTCTTGATTGATGAACCAATTTTCGTCATGGTACTAGAAATAGAAGTACCCATACCACCAAAGATACTTTTCACTAATGCCCCAAGTCCTTTTAAAACAACTGAGAAAATATTATTTACAACAGCCCATCCTGCTTTAAATACTGCTTTAATGGTATTTACGGCAGTTCTCACTAATCCAGTAATGGTCTGTAATAGTCCACTAGTCAGCGTTTTTAACCCTGTCCATGCCCCTCTCCAATCTCCAGTAATAAGAGATAAAACTGTTTTTATGACTCCACGCACTACCTTTAAAACTCCTGAAATTGTTTGAGACAGTGCTTTAAACGAGGTTGAAGCATATTTAACAAGATCACTACCGTACTTCTTCCAAATGGTAGTCGCAAACGAAGTAAAGTCCTTGAAGATACCTTTAATCGTATTAAATATTGAGGAGATGGTACTTTTCACTTTGTTGAAGTTTGATGAAGTAGAAGCATTTGTTTCTGTAAAAGTTTTCTTTAAGCTACTAAATACAGTGACAGTTGTATCAATTATTTTTCCAATTCCACTAAAAGCTGAAGAAATTGCTTGTTTAATCTGTGGCATATTCGAAATTATATAGGAAGAAAAATTGCTAAGTAAGGGTAAAAGATGTTGTTGCAAAGGTTGTATGAAAGCCGTTTGCATGTTTCGCCCAATGACTTGAAAAGCTTCTCCAAATGAATTGAAGCGTATCTCATTTATCTTACCAATAGCATCTTTCGATAAATTAGCATTGTTACCAATATTCGCAAAGGCTGCTATTCCTTTTGCTTCAAGATCCTCGAAATGAGCTCCGAATAATTCCACTCCGATTCGATTTTTCTCTACTGGATCTTTAACATTATTTAATGCAGTAATGACCTTGCCAAATGACTGTTGTGCAGTATCTCCACCTTTGGCAAAGTTATTTGTCATTTCGTTAGCATTAAATCCCAATGACTTGAATGCATCAATACTTGCTTTAGAACCATTTTTAGTTCGAATATTTAATTCTTTCATAGCGTCAGCAACCTTATCAATAGAGAACTGACCGTTCTTAGCACCATCAATTAATACATTAGTGAACTCACTTGCAGAAAACCCCATTGCAGCAAATTGAGGAGCGTATTCATTGAATGTATCTAGCAAATCGCCATTCTTATTTGCTCCGTTTTGAGCACCTTGAGCAACTAAATTCATGGCATCATGACCGGATATTCCAAACTGTTCCATCATCGCTTTTGCTGTTCTAGATGATTCGGTTACATCCAGATCAAATGTCTCACCTAAATTCATAGCATCTTGAGTCAAGGATTCTAGGGATTTTCCTGTTAGACCTGTATTTTGTTTTACAGTAGCCAAGGCATTCGCTACATCCTCCATTGACTCACCTAGTCCAGCATTATAGAGATTAGTAGCAGTCTCTTTTAGTCCCTGCATTTCCTTATCTGTTGCACCTGTAGAAGCCTGTAACTTACGAAAGGCATTGTCCATATCTAGAGCTGATTTCACTCCTGCTACACCTGCACCAGCAAGAGCAACTCCTAACCCTGCGACTGCTCCTACCGCTACACCACCAATAACTTTAGTTACTCCTGCTGTTTTAGCGTGGAAATTTGCTAACCCTCGTTGTGCATCTTCCATAGCTCGTTTAAATTTAGCTGAATCTAACTCAATTTGATATTTATATACACCTAAATCAATAATTCCCATTATTCATTATCACCTGCTTCTTTATATCCTGTGTTTCCACGCAACTTAGCCAAGTCAGGTGTTTTCTGTTGTACACGTTGACATGTTGCTAAATACTCTCGTCCTTCTTGAGTTTCCATTAATTCAGCAATCGTGTTCTGTTTTATATAAGACAGATAAATTCCATAGGGTAGACTCATAATTTCTTGATGAGACATACCACTTTTTCTATTCAAAAATGCAATATCGTTCATTAGTTCAGTTCCTTTCGCAAAAAAAGCCGCCTCATCCTGATTATTACTTACAGGGAGAGACGGCAATTTTAGTTTGGGTCATTAGCAGTTTTTTGTAGTTCTTCTGTGAATTTTTCCATAATAATTTTCATCTGCGGAAGAATTAAGTTCTGTGTTACAGACTCTGCCGTCATTTTACTTTTCTCTTCATCTAAATTTAAGATGAATGCAACCATTTCAGGTAAAGCTTTTTCTAACTCCTGTGCATTTCTTGTTTTTGCATATTTTTGTTGCATGACTGAAAACTCAAGAACCTTCTGATATTTAGGTTGAGTAGGAATTTTGTAAATATCATTTCCAATTTTAAATTGTAAATCCTCTGGAACTAGTAAGTTTAAATCGATAATTTGACTCATATAACATTTCTCCTTTAGTAGTTAATTTGTTCTAAAATAAAAAAGAAGGGATTTCTCCCTCCTCACATTTAGATTTCTTCAATAATTTCTACAGCGTTACCTTGCTCTTTCCCTGGACAAGCTAGAGCCTTAAACTCTGCATCTAATACTGTTTCCTTTTCACCGTCAAAAGTTAATTCAAATCCACTTTGATTTTGCGCACGGAATAGATTAACTGTTAACTTCTTGCCATCTACTTTCTTATGAACAAATCGAAGGTAGTTAACTGGAACTTGCTTTAGTCCTCCAAGACCAATTCTACGTTCACCTTTAGTTGTATCTTCTGAATAGTGAGCTGCACTCAACTTCTCTAAGTTAGCTAAATCCCAAGTTAACAATCCTGATTTAAATGTAATTTCTTCTTCTGTTAACATAGTAAATAATGTACCTCTGTTAGCTGATTTTACTTCTTGAAACGAAGGCTTATAGGTTAGGATTGCCCCACCTGAAATTGCACCTACATTTTCTAATGCTTCTACAATCTCTTCTTCTGTTGCAGTTGCTGGATCATCTACCTGTCCAATAAATAAATCTCCACTACCTAATAAAAAATTATCTTCTTTAACTGCCATTATTCATTCTCCTTTATATGCTTGTTTTTATATTGAAGATTAGTAATTGTTGATAAATCTTTAATTCATCATCATAAATTAATCCTCCACCTACATGCTTTGAATGATAAATAGGTGTTTCATCAACCATTACCTTGAAGTTGTTTCTGAAATGTAATAACTCAGTTAGCCGGTTAGAAATAGTCTCACATTGAAGTAAAGATTCTTTCCCACCCTGAGTCAGAACACGTATGTCACATCTATATGTATTAGTTACTTCAGCACTTAGAAAAGGTGATGTTTCAAATACTATGTATGGATAAGTCTTTGCATTTGAAGGAATAAAAGGATCGATTTTATTTCCTACTAGTTGCTTTAATTTCTCATCTCGTTTTAAATATCTAGATATAGTACTATTCATAACTTCAACTCTCGTGTAATTAATGCTTCAATCTGGTCAAGATTATTTTCAACTGAAGGTCGCAAATAGGGTTGAGCTGGAATACCTTTTGGTGAAAATCCAAATTCTACAGTTGCAGCATATTCCTTATTACTTCCTACATAAACCTTGCTATTTGTTTCTGTTGATTCTACTTCATGTGAAATGGAGTTACGAAGATCCCCTGTATCAACTGGAGCATTTAACTTGGCTTGACCTTCTACAAACATACCAACTTTCTGAGCAGCCCTATCCATCTTCTGTCTCATTTGAATCATCGCAAAATCAAATTTATTCAATCTTCATCACTCCTTTCATTGAAGTTTCGCTTTACTAACAATTCACAATGTCGATCATAAGTCGTCATCTCTTTAAGGTCGTACCATTTATTCTCATAAGAAAGCTGAATATCTTCTAAGTTACCATCGAATTTTTGATGATGTTTACAGAAAATACGATTAGTAGCATCTACAGCAATGCCGTATCGGTCTAAGGCAAGTTTCTGACTAAATGGTTCAATTTCAGCTTTAAAATAATCATCCGTAACCTGCCAATCAGTATACACAGATTCTCCCCAATCGGGATCTTGAATTACCACTTCAACCTTCTCAATAAAATAAACCTTTTTAGGAAGCCTCATACAATATCAACCATTCGATCGTCTTTGTGCGCATCTAGTTGTTGAATAATATCCAACGGTAGAGAATCAATATAACTTTCACTCAGTGAGCCTTTACCTTCACTTTTAATTCCCTCTACACCTCTAAGTTGGTACTTAATTACTGCAATATCCTCAATTACAGATGTTAAATTTTCAGGAATATCAATGATCTGACAATAATTTTTGACGAAATTAGCAGCTCTTGAAAGATACAAATTAATTAATTGTTCTTCTGTTTCGTTGCAATTAAACAAATCAAGAATTAACTTTACATTTTCAAGTGAGGACATCTCTATTCACCTTCTTTAGATGATGAAACTTTTTTCTTTGATGCTTTCTTTTCTTCCTTTACAAGTTCATAATCATCATCCTTGAGTAAACGTTCCATTAACTCACCTTCAACATCCCATTGGACACCTGTCTTTTTATTTAATAAAAACATTTATTTTCACCGCCTAATAAACACCATAATAACTGTACATCACAGGATTAGTTTTATTGTCCGTTGTAGTAATAAGTGAACCTGTAAACTTTGAATATCGTTTTATACCAATCTTCCATACTGGAATATCTTTAAAATGATTATCAAAGGGACTGGCTCCACTGTTTCCACAAACATAAATACCATTAGGGTCATCATTCAGATACATTAGTACATCCTCAGACACTCCTATTGAAAAAACTGATAAAGGCTGTGTAAATTTAATTACTTTTTCAACCTCATTTTTCTCTATAAACATAACTCCATTTGATGAGACAAATTTCCCGTACATTACATCACCTACCTATAAAAAAAGAGAGAAGTTCATTCAGATCTTCTCTCTCCAAAAGTTATATTATGCTTTGTTTACAGTTAAAACCGCTAAACCTTCTGGACGAACTAATTTCGCACCATACACCTGTAATCCCTTAACAGCATCAGAGAATCCTGCTTCAGGACGATACGCTTCAACTTGGTCAACTTGAGACGCAAAGGAAATCGCACCCTTATAACCTGCAATAATTTTGTATTTAGTACCTGCTGTATTTGGAACATTGTTAGATTTGAACACGGTCATTCCGTCCACATTGCCAATGTACCCGGTTGCCATTACATTAGAATCCTTAGTATAACGTGGATCTTTCTGTAATAGTCCGTGAAACCATGCAGGAACTACAACGAAGCGATCTACTTCAGGAACATTTGCTTCATCTAATTTAACACCTAAATCTACTAAATAATCGTATGCATTTGCTACTGTTGGAACCACTGGGGAAGCATCGCTTCCAATCATATTCGTAGCCACGGTTCCTGTATACAGACTAGCAATATAGCGATCCATGGCATTTGATAAACCGTATGATGCTTCTTTCATTGCTCCATCAATTAACTTTACGTTTGCTTGCGCTTGATCAATATCGTGCACTTGGAAATTAAAGAACTTTGCAGTATCAATGGTTAAAGTGGTTTGTGTAGAATTTAACTCTTCAGGCGCACCTACACCATTTTCCTTTGTATAATCACCGATCGTTACTGCTCCAATACTGTTGATCTTAACTGTGGAACCCTTACCTTTAATTTCACCTTCATAATCTGTATTAACTAAGCCACCGTAAACCAAAGTCTTTTTTAAACTTTCCAATAGACGTGCGCTCCAGATAGTAGGGATAAAATTTGCTGTACTCATTATGTAATTCACCGTTTCCTTTCAAAATTGGATATTATGATTAGTACTTTCATCTTTAACGTCTAAAAGCCGAAAACAAGACACATATGTTTTTAATTATTGCTGGCCATTACTTGTTGAACTGCTTCCCAGTTCTTATTAATCTCTTCAGGACTCATATTCTTAATTTGATCAATTGTAAACGTAGCTGTGTGTTCTTTCTTTTCTGGAGTAATCCCACCTTCTTTTAGCTTTTCACTTACCAGAACCTGTAGCTGACTATTCCAGACTTCTTCAAACTGTCCTACATTATCGAGAGTCGTCTCCTCCGAATCACCAATTAAATAATCAATTAACGCAACTGGTAATTTCTTTTCTGTTGCAACTGTAAGAGCTTTATTTTTTAGTGATTCACGAAGTTTATCCTGCTGTATTTGTTTAAGCTGATTTTTCACTTCTTGTAATTCAATATCTTTTGGATCAGTTTCTGGAAAACGTTTTTTCACTTCAGCATCAATTAGTTTTTCTAAATTATTAGCTTTCCAGCTATCTAACCCTTTTGTAAAATAGCTGTCTAACTTAGGTTGCAATAGTTTCTTTCCTTCATCTGATTCCAAGAAGTTCGTTGCTCCATCAAGTGTCACTTCAGATAACCCTTGTAAGTAGCTTTTTACTTCTTCATTTTCTTTTTGTTCGTCTAAAAATTTCTTTACTTCTTCTAGATTCATTCTTCTTTAATCTCCTTTTGTCCTCAATGTCACTCAGCCATTAAGTACATCATTTTTATTCAATAAAAATAAGCCACCTCATAACTGAGCTGACTATTTTTTCACTTTATTGTTGTACCATTCATCGTAATTTTTATATGTAGTGAGTTTCTTAGACTCATTATCTTTTCTAGTCGTATAAGTTAATCCTTCTATATACGGAATATAACAAGAGCGACAATTAACATGTCTAGGCAACGTAGGTTTATTTGGATCATCTTTCTTGAACCTTTTACCATCTAGTTTCCTACACCCATAAGTAGTCTGACTATCAAGGGTTGCTGTAAAAATTAATTCTTCTACAACTGCACTATCATTATAAATTTTATCCTGCGCTGCTGAAATGACTCTTGATGATTCTGTTCGGATAAGTCTTCTTGATTCATAAGCTTTACTGTCGAAAGTTTTCTTCATACGTCTAGCCACTTTATCAATACTTTCCCCTTCTATAATTCCCCTGGTCAACTCAGTTCTCAGCGATCTAACCAATGAGTCGTGGTTTGACCATATTCTTTCTGAAAAAGGAACGCCACTCCAATTATATGTAACCGCCTCTTTAACAAACTCTGGTTTTAACAAGGTAAAGGAAATAGCTGTTTGAGCAGTCGATTCAATTATATACGCTGATTGATAATAAGCTTGTTTATAGATTTCAGGTAAGATTAAATTAACTTGTTTTAGCTCGATTGTACCCAAGTTTTTAACCTCTTCCATTATCTTTTTCTCAATTGCCATTAAACGATTATACTTATTTAATTCGACCATATTAAGCTTTCCATCGACTGCGTATTGCACATAGAGTTGAGCAATTAATTGTCGTATATTATCAAGGGAATTACGATATGCAATCAAAACTTCTTTATGTTGAACATCTGTTAAATTATACAAGCTATCAATGAACTTTAAAAAATCATCCTCAAATTTGCTCATTTAGGTCATTCCCAATTTCATCTAGATTCATCGAGTCTTGTTCCTGTTTGAGTTTATCTACAATAGCTGAAGGATTAGAAATACGTGGTAGCCACGAAATCAATTCTTCATTAGGAACAATTCCTTGTAAATCTCTTACCATAGTCACAATAGATGCTTCATCGACTGGTACGTTGCGAGTAAAGGAAATATTGATATCTCGATAGTCAAAGTCTTTATTAAATGCCAACGAAAGCCATTCACAGAAGAACTTTAATCGATCCTTTAATGTCTTCTCAAATAGAGATTCTTTAATCGCTGAAATGTTCTCTAGTTCCTGCATTCTTAGCCGTAAGCTAATTCCAGAAGTGTTTGATTGAGGATTATCAACTAAGTCAATTTGTCCCGTTTGAGTATAAATTTCATCTTTCCACTGTTTTAGCATATCTTTTACGAACGTAGCATTAATGTCTTTGACAATCCAATAGGCTTTTGCGCCTTTTGGTAATAGAAGAATCCCATTCTCCTTCATTTCTTGCGCTTTTTCTTTGGTTAACTTTGCATCTTCAATCGCCAAATAAGCATTGCGATGGTCGAGAATTTCATTCGCTGAGGTTGAATGAATTGAATTATACACATCTACGATTCTAATAATATCCTCAAAAGCTGACTTTTTAAGGTCATTATTCTTCAATTCTCTGACTGGACAGCGTGAAAACCGATGCGGTTTTAGGTCAAGTTGCACTAGACCGTCTCCACTTGATTTATAAAGTATATAATTTTTTTCGTCCCACACCTCAATGTATGTACTATCATCAAACTGTCTCTGATACTTCCTAACGGCTAGACTGATATTCGCATTGATCGACCCATCGTATAGAACAATCATCTCTAAGGGATCGTATACTGCACATTGAAATTCACCCTCAGTATTAATAAAAGACACTTCATAAGCTCTTCCATAAACCTCAGAAGCAATCTTTAAGTTAATATTGTGCTCCTTTTCCCAATTACCAAAGTAATAATCGATTTGTTCAAGAAATTCTTTGTTATTTGTTTTTGAGCTATATGATAAAGGCTTACCTAATAAATAACCAACAAAGTTCTGTACAGTCTTTCTGCAATAGTTAAAATACACTCTCATGTCGGCTCTAGATTGATCCACTTTGCTTTTCTCACTCAGAATTTTATGATTTCCTTCATGATAATTTTTCAATAAAGCATACTTAGGACTTGTTAGTTTCAACTCATCTAATAATTTCAAAATTAGTTTTTCCTGATCCATGTTTCACCTCATTTAAAGAAGCCAGCTACGAGGAACTGACTCAATCTCTTTTACTATTTCTATTTCATCAACTCGATTAACAAATTCTGCTAAGCTATCGACTGCATCATCATGTAGGCTGAACCGCTGCCCGCTAAATTCCATTACCTGATCCAAGTAATCTTTCTCTACACGTTCTTCACAGAAAATAACTCTTCCATTATCAACATCTGAAACAATTGTAGATATTTTTTCATCTTTATTTTTCTTCTGCATTTCGTTAATAAAATTGATATCTCTATGTATGAGTTCTTCATCTTTGTTAATTGCTTGCTGAATTTGCTCGACATCCAAACCGTTATATGTATTCTTTTCAACAAAAACATGTGTAACATCTTCAAACTCTTTGAGTAGCTTTATAACATGATTTATGTAATGTTCGAATTCATTAAACTTCCTCAATTCACCTTTGCGTATGTACTTAAAATCATTGTCTGATAAAGATCCGAGAGTAAATGCAAAGTAATCAGAACGCCTTTTATCCTTACTTTTTACTCCTGCTGTATCAATGCATAACATCGTCTTAATGAAAGTATGCTCTTCAACCTCTTCTCTAGACTGCGTCCTATTCGAACGAAACCATTTGTCTCCAATGTTTTCACAATTACACATTAATTCTTGCATAAATGCTAAACGCTTATTGAAATATTTGAGTGCTAACTTGTAACAATTATATTTTTCCCATATAGTGGGGAATTCCATGTGTTCTTTGTTAGCTTCATAATATTTCTTTGAGTCCATTAAAGGATCTTGTATTTTATCATCAAATAAAATCCGTCTAAATTGTTGCCAGTACGTATGATTATCAAAGTATTCATCAACATCGAAATCAACAACACTTCGATGAAATACCTTATATTCAGGATTCTTTCTAATCTCATCGATAAAATCACCTGCAGCTAATGGTGTTCCTAAGACAAGAAACTTAGTGGCTGGTTTTATGATTTTTCCGTTACGAATAACAGCTTCATCCCCGCCTTCTTCCACTTCCTTCAGCCATTTCTGGTACTTCTTTTGTTTACTCTCATTAGTTAAAATATCAGCTTCAGAAATATAATCATCTGCGATATAAGCCATAGGACGGAAAATTCCACTACCGCTGATATAACTTGCACCGCGAACTGAAGAGCCTGAACTATAAGCCTGAATTTTTGTATCGTTATCTAATTCGAGTTCCAATTTATTTACCACACGAGTTCTAGGATTAACCAAGTTCCCAAAGGTATGTGTAATATACGAGGTTTGGAGAGCTTTTTTAGTTTGATCCACAAAGTTAACAGCGTCTAATTCACGGTTTGCTAATACAATGGTAAACATGCTGTATTTATAACAGTGCAAAAAGCAACTTCCTGCAACGTCGATAATGGAGGTTTTTCCTAAGCCACGTGGAAGGATAAACTCCTGCTTATCGTGTTGATTATGTATGAACATCTTCTCTAATTCTTCCCACACTTCGTAATGTACAGGAGCTAAGTTACGTGCTTGGTTAGTTGGCTTAGGAAGGAAGAAATCCTGAAGGAAATATACACAGAAAAACTCGATTGATCTCTTACCTAACGCATATGCTAATCCGTTCGAATCAAATAAGTTGTCCTTATTTTTAATCATAAGTTGTTTTGCTTTTTCTTTTCCATAGAGTTTAATTAAATATTTACGTAAAAGACTGCGGTTATCTTTTGTATTAATAATATCGATATTTGTTATATGACTCACCTCCGAACCTGTAAAAATTATATAAAAAATTGTGTAGCCTGCTACGTGTTTTTGCGAAAATTCCCAGAAAGAATGGTGGGGGGGGTACAAAATAAAAAGACACTCACATTAATGTGACTGCCTTAACTTTCATTCTTTTTCTTAGCTCGAATTAATGTACTCTTACTAATTCCCGTCATATTCTCAACTTCTTTATAAGAATGTGTTTCTAATAACTTTATTGCATGTTCTACTTGCTTCTTACTATATTTGTTAGGTCTACCTTCTCTAAAGTCATCTCTTTGCCTAGCTATGGCTTTTCCTTCTTGAGTACGTTCAACAATCATATCTCTTTCAAACTCAGCAAATGAACTCATTATGTTAAAGATTAATCTTCCAGTAGGTGTGTCTTCTACAAGTCCCATATTAAGAACATGTACTTTTACTCCACGCTTAAATAAATCTTTAATAGTATCTATAGCATCACTGGTAGAACGAGCAAAACGGTCTAACTTAGTAACAACAAGTGTATCGCCCTCTTTTAATTTAGATAATAACTCTTTAAATTGTGGTCGATCTGCTTTAGTTCCTGTAAACTTTTCTGAATAGATTATCTCACATCCAACAGACTTCAAAGTTTGTACTTGTGCTTCTAGTTCCTGTGATGCTGTACTTACACGACTATATCCATAGATCATATTAACGCTCCTTATCAGTATATATTTATGACACTAAGATATGACACCTTTATATATACTGATAATACTGCGTCGTCAAATAGGTGTCAATACTTTTAAGTTATGACACCATTAATTTATTCTTCTTCATCAAACTCTGCTTCCAGCACATCCTTGGTCACTGACTGATTAGGTTTCATTTCTGCTGCCACATCTAACTTTGTAGTTGGCTTACCTAACCCACGATCGATAATATACTGGAGAACCTGTGCTTTAACACGTGCATTCTCTGTTGTATCAGCTAAACGGAACAGTTGATCAACCGCACCCTCTAATTTACTATCAATAATCTTCTCAACAAGACCTTTTCGTTGCTGTATACGTCTGTCCAATTCTTTCTTAAATTCTTCATTGTCCAACCAATCATATAACGACTGCCTACTTATCTCACAACGCTTAGCAATATCAGTCTTATTAAGCTCCCCATCAACTAATAATTGGATAGCCATAATCTTTTTATCATTCAAAATTTCCATACTCTCACCTCTTTACAAATTGACATGTTACGTACACTTTTTTACACGATTATTTCCATAAAGAAAAGACACTTATAAATTTAAGTGTCTCAAATAACTATTAAAGCTTACTAATTTCCCTATCATAATACCCTTTACCATACTCAGTTATTTCTGCAGTATTAAAAAATGCAATAATTAATCTAGATCCAGCTTGTGCAAAGCCTACTCCTTTAATTAACCCTTTATCTTGCATTTCTTTAACTAATTGAATAAATTCCCCTTCCTTAAGTAAGCCACCTTTTTCATAATCGTCTGTTATAGGTTCTTTACCATCTAATAATTCACCCAATATACTTATTGTAACCATTTTCTTAATATTCATTTAATCATTCCTCCTCTTCTTTATAATAAGACTATGAAACTGTAAATTAAAGGTATTTAAAGCCAATATGTAGAATATTGTAAAAAAAGGAGGTGTAATAATGCACATAACTCAAGATGGCTATATACTTAAAACGAATGAAGAGTTTCAGAATCATATGCATTTAAACGTTCCTGTAGATGTAGAGTACACTAACGACACGGGAGTACTTACTACCGGAATTATCCAAGAGTTTACTGAAGAGTACGTAAAAATTAATGATTACGCCTATAACAGACAAACGCTAGTATTTATTTCTAGACCTAATATGTAGTGAATGACCTATCTAATTTTAGATAGGTTTTTAATGGACTTAGTTGGACTCGAACCAACAAAATGCGCAGTTTTATAATACTGGCCGCTCTACCTTTGAGCTATAAGTCCCCAATATAAAATCAATTAATATTCATTATGTATTAAATACTTAACTCATCTCGATCTTTCTCTAACTCAGCAAGTGCTTCCTCATATGTAATATCTGCATATCGAGCCAACTTTTTAGCTGCTCTGTTAATTTCATCATTACTTACTTCCCACTTCGCCCAATCATCAATGGTACATCTACCGCAACAAAATTCTTCATCAATTAGGTCATCAAAGCTTATATGTAAATCACATAACTTGCAACTATACATTATATTACTCCTGCACTTACAATCTCATAATCATGTAAAATTAAATGCTTAATAAAGTATTTGTACATTCGCTCACTAAACTCGAAATCCTTATCTTCCAAACCTTTAATCAAATACTGCTCAGATAGCAATTCATCATATTTGAAAAACTCCTTAACATTTCGAATAAATACCTCATCAATATATTCATAGCACATTATAAGATTATTATTGTATTTATATCGAATATCCTTGCGAATAAAAACTTTCTTAGCAGTTTCATCAAATTCAAACATGTGTCCTTCATCATCTCGATAAAACCGTTCGGCAGCAGAGCCGTTAATACAAATATCATTTATGTAATCTTCTATGTACGGGTATTTTTCATAATACATGTCTATAAATTTATTAATTGCTTCTTCTTCTGAATTGGCATTTAACCAATGTTCTTCTTCATCTTCATACTTTGAAACAAAGCCGTATTCAATCATTCTTTTCTTTCACTTCCCTTTTCCAGTCCATATAGAATTAAATTCTTTGCTTGTTTTTCCGTAATATTAAACACATCCTGCATTAAAGCTGCGGTCTTCAATATTTCCCCATTTTCCTCAACTTTGTTCATAGAATTCCTCATCTCCCTTTCTGCACTTACACTCTTTATTGATCTCTTACATCCTCATTCTTGGCGATCCTTTATCATAGCCTTTTTCCCAGTTTCAAAGACACTTGCTACATCTATATTGAGATTACTTAAATATGTTTTAATATCGAAGTTAGGTTGATTTATGAGTTTAACTGTACTCTCGCTCGGCTTAAATCTCTCTGTAGTTTTTTTGATCTCATCTGCTTTTTCTTTTCGAATGTGTTTATTTGCTCTAACTATGGCATTAAAAATTGCTTCTTCAATTTCATTCACATTACTAATAATTACTCTGTCTTCATTCATTTTAATCACTTTTATCATCCTTTAATTAACAATATTATTCATGCACGAACAGGGAGTAACAAGTACTCCCACTAGCTCTCATGCATCTAAGAGGAAATCAATACTATTCCGTTAGTATTATCTCAACTATGGCAAAAACTTGTCGTTGGCATTAATCGTTGCTACGCTTATCTTTAACGACCGAGCTGTAACGAGGCACCCTTCTAGGAGGCTGGGCGATGCGGTCAAGACATATTAAATTTCCACCTTAATCCATTTGTACTCTTTAGCTTGTCTAATAATCTGTTTTAGACGCTCTTCTTTCACAGTTGATAAGCTACACTTGAAATTGAAAAATTGAGATATTAAAGCATTAGAGCAGTTTAATTGTTCCGCCAAATACTTGTTGCTAATTTGCTTTTTTCTCTTTTCAAAAAACAGCTCATTTATTTCATCCCTTGTCATAATCATCCCTTCCCTTCTTCATATTTTTATTTAATTTATTAAGTCAAAAAATTATATTTGCTTTTCATTCACATAAGTGTTAAATTATAATTACGGTATCGTATAAAAATTTTAAATTAAAATATTTATACTTTCCTTTAGACAATAATTCCAAAAAGAAAAAAGCCTACAACCGCAATGGTTATAAGCCTAAGATTCTTCAAAACTGTGCAATTTTCATTCCTTTTCACTCGTTTCTTTAAACGCAGCTAGAAATGTTTCCTTATTTGCTTCATATAAAACTTTCAACAATCTAAGTGGCTGTTTAAATTCATTCTCTGGATTCACGGCATATTTAATCGTTGATAGCATAGTCTCTTCTGTTATTTTTGTTTTTGCATTAATCTTGAATTTTAGTTTTCTAACCTTGTCAATTTCCGCTACTTTCTTCTCTTCTTCACCTAAATTTCCCGAATTTATTTTATTGATTTGTCGAGTTAACTCTTCAACTTGTTTTAGAATAGTTGCTCTTTTTTTACGATCCGCTCCAGCAATCTTTTCATCAACTAGCAGCTCATTGAAATCCACTTTCTTTTTCATTTTTTTAGCGTTAGGAATTTCCTCGAAGTATTCGCAAAGATAGTCCATAGCAGTTTCATATTTAGTGTATATTTCTTTATCATCTTCTTCCGACTTCTTCCCTCCCCACTTACTACCGTTCACTTTCCAAAATAAAGGTTTTAAATCCTTACCTTCAACAGTTTTCAGCTTTAGTTGTTTTTGCATAATATTGATTTCATTTTGAAGATCAATTTTATATAATTTCTTACTCATATCAATTGCGATTCCCGATAACACAGTAAGTATATTTATTGCTCTTAATAACTTTTCGTTTCCCTTATTACCTTTGGATTCTTCATCCCAATACGAGCTCATATATAATTGTGCTAAATTCACAACCCTCCCAATATTTCTCTGAGATGAAGAAAGTATGTTATCAACTTCAGCATGGGATTTGTTGTCCTTATCAAGAATATACATCTTAGGGTTAGAGTCAATTTGGTTAATGCAAACCTTATATTCAGCATCTAATTCTTTAGCAATCTTTACTATGGATTCTTCAAAATCAGCCAAAAGTAATGTATCGGAGTCGTAATCGCACCCACTAAGCTTATTTTGCAAATTGTAATCGATCGCATTAACACAAACGATATTGTCACTGAGATTAAAATATGTATCAATATTCTCTGCTTTTTTATTAATCCCCACAAAGACGTTAGATGGAGCTGTATGGGGATTTCTGAAACCAACGTATTCTTTATCTTCATCGAACAATGTAGTATATATTTCATTTTTATGTAGACTAATGGATTGACCATCGAATTTCCCAATTGCATGATAAAGATATTCTAAAGGATTTCCAAATAACGTTAAGTAATCACCTTTTACCAATATCTTTCCTTTTTGAATGTATTTCTTTTGCTTACTAATTTCTTCCCGTCTAAATTTCTTGAACAAATCAGTATAGACAATATTATGATTTCGCTCATATAATGCAGCAAGCATCTCATTACCGTTTAGTTCGTTTGCCTTTTGCTTTATGTGGTCAATAAATCCATCATGATCATCTTTTAATTTCATAAGGTATTCTTTTTGAGGTTGTGCAAGCTTTGCTATATTAGCAACAGTTAACGGCATACTGTTTAGCATTTGGTAAGAAGTTTGATGCATAATTCTATTATCTTTTGTCGCAAATTTAGTTGATTTCTCTGTTTTACATACGCCAAACGATTCATCAAAGATAAGTTTTTGCCAATGCAGATACATATTTTTCTGACTACCCTTTATGTAACTAAACTTTAATATTTTCAATGAACTAGGTGTAAAAATAAATTTCACTTTAGACGCTCGTATAGGATTATTAAACATATCTCTAATTTCCCATTTATTGTAGTTAAGAGGTACTTCTTTATCGTACATAGAATCTTCAGCATCGATCATTCTTTTATGTATATCTTTGAAGAATTTTTGAATATTAGTTGCAAATGCAGCTGATTTGAAGAAGTGATGTCTAAGCAGTAGCATGGATTTACCATCTGGAAAAAGATTGGCCTCTAACATTGACTGACCATCAAACAAATTGTTTCTTACCGTTACTTTTTCTTCCTCACTAACCAACTATGAATTATTTTATCTTCAATAACTTTTTCATCTTTGCGAACAACTGAACAGATTTCCTCAAAACTTGATTCTTTATCATCCACAATCAACATGTTGCTAGGGTGAATTTTTATCGTTCCCTCTAAACTAGAGGATACAAGGCTTTTATAAGCAGCTAAACTGGCAAGATCATGTTTATTATGTTCGTCAAATTTCAAACCAGCATTTGACCATTTTTCAATTTTCTCTTTCAATTTAGCATTTATGAAGAGACATTCACCTTTTCTGGATTTTGAAGCAGTACGTCCATATAAAACATAGTGTACAGGTGTTATCATTTTAGTTTTTTTATTATATTTGTTAATGATAAAGCCTTCTTTATATAGTTTATATCGTAGTTCTTTTACCTTTACCTCTTGCCATTGTTCACTTTGTATTTGGGATTCTAATTCTTTTTTACGCAACTCAATATTCTTTAAACTTTTGTTTAATTTTTCCTTAACCTCGTCATCTTCTTCCTTTTCTATTTTAGTTAAAATCCCCTTCATAATTTTAACTAATTTTTCTATTATGTAACTAGCACTCTGCACTTTTATATTAAATTTAACATTAATCATATCATCGGTAATTATCTTCAATTCGTCTAATTTCTTTACTTTCATGCCTACATCTCGCAGCTTCAAATTCTCCAAACTATAAGGAATACTTCCTACATAGTCCTTAGATAATTCTTTATTTCTAAAGATATAAGAATATATATCTGCTGCCTCAAGTGATCTGATATATACCGTATCCCCTTTTTCCATTTTAGCTGGTTCAGTTACTAAATCCTCTTTAATTTCAGTGATTGCCATAGTTCATTTCCTCCTAGTATTTTAATTTTTTTATTAATCGATATGTTTTAAAACATTTTAAAGAAAAACTTACATCGCTCATCCACTATAGTTCCTGATCGATTCCTCTTCGAAGTTTTTCCTCTTGCTTCCTTACGTCAGCAATTCACCTTTTCACGAAGGGTAAATTTTTCTTTTTTATTTACTCGTATGTATGTATAAATCAATAAAACTTAAATAATATGTAGTGTTTCTTGTTTTACCCCCTAATTTTGCATAAAGCTATATATAAAGGTTTATACATTTTTGGGGGGTAGAAGATTAATAATCACATAACCTTCTAACTTTCCATGCTTGCTTAAAGTTTCTCTTCTTATCATGAATAATTCGACTTGTCTCAAATTGCTCTATTATATAGTTCATTTTCGTTTCTTGTAATTTACCGTTTAGAATATTGATGTTTCTAAGCAACCGATTATTATTACCATCCCTTACATTTATTTTCTCAATTAGCTCTGTTCGATCTTTCCTCGAAAGCATCACTCTACCAACCATCGAATCCAAGTAACTCTCTAATTCTATCTGGTCATTTGTGTCCTCAATAAAATTGTATGAAAAATCATCAAATTCTTTATCGTAAAACCCTAATATGTAAGCTAAGTAATTAGCATAATGAAAATATTTATGTGTTTTCATTATTTCTATTTCAAATACATCCAATTTACATTTGTAATACATTAATTCGTTTAATTTCTTTATTCCTTTATTCTCATCATCTGTTACTTCATCGTAGACAATACTGTGTGAATCAGGATCTCGACCATACTTTTCTATGTATTTTTTTGTTCCATATTCTCTAAAAAAATCTGCTTTCTTTAATTTTCTGTTCAACTTTGTTTGAGTGCCGCCTATCTGCTGATTAGAAATATTTTTTATGTATAAATTCAATTTATCTGTTTCATCCAAGATTCTTTTTCTCCCAATACATTGAATTAATGTATCCGTATCTTTTACATCACATACTATGTCTTTTAACTCTTTATCTTTTATACTTACTCCCGCATCCATGCAAGTTGTTGTAATAAGAATTAGACTATCAAATCGCTCATTATGTAGCATTTCATCAATCTTTTCAGCATTAACATATTGGTAATAACGCTTATTATGTTTAGAACAATTAAAAAGACAATGCTCTTTATATTTTGAATACAATTTATAGGCTTTTTCAGCATTATGTATAAAGAAAATGGCTTTGATTTTATCTCTAATAGCCGTCTGTACAAACCCCTCTAAAGTTTCATCTTTCTTGAAGAATGACAATGTTTTAATAAAGTTAAAATTCAAAAATTCTTTTTCAAGTTCTTTTGATGGGTAATGTCTCGGATTCAACCCTTTTCTATTAGCTAAATATCTTTCAATCTTATCTCCCGTTGCTGACATAAAAATTTTCACTTTATCTCTTTGTTTAAGAACGGCTTCTAACCCAATATCAGTTGTCTTATTAAATGCTGCGTCAGATATGTAATAGTGACTTTCATCACAGACTATGTATTGATATTGTGAAAAGTCAAATTTCTCCGCATGAAATTCTATATATTGATAAGTTTTGATATGAATAAAGTCACTTTTATTACCTGCATCTATCTCACCTTGAAATTGAGTTCCACAATCCCTTCTATGGACTAACATTAGTATTTTTTTATTAATTTTCTTAGCAAACTCATACAATCGATTTTTAATGAAATAACTCTTCCCTTTTCCAGTACCTGCCTTAATAAAAATTATCTCTCCTGGCTTCCAGTTCTCTATTTCTTTTTTAGTAATTGCATCACTAATTTTTTTGTCTTCCATTAAATCGCTCCTTATTTTCTTTTTTTGATAATGTTTTATTTGGTAACCATCCTTCTCTGTTGAAATTACTCACCTCCCTTCATTTAATCCACCAGCAATAAGCTCTAGGGTGTATGTATTTTGTTTGATATTAATTACGTCTCCAAATTCATCAAACTTAACTGAGTATGTAGGAATATGATTCAAACCCAAATCTTTATGTAATTTATCTTTAATATCTTTGTTGTCATGCAGCACATTCATGAAGTGATCTGCGAACATATCTGAGAAATAACTGTGATTATCGTCTTCAATTTTCTCTAGGAATAAAGCCTTCGCTAAGTCTCGAAAGTTCATTTCGTCTGAAATATAATTATTTATGTATTTTTGTGCAGCGACATTGTGATTCACATTTAGTAAACTTAAAAAATCATCTTTAGTAATCATTTCTCTAGGTCTATTTTCAAGACCATCAAAAAGTACCCATTCAATTGTTGCAATCATGTTATTATCTTCCATTAAGTAACTGCTATTAATTGTTTCAGCTATTACCAACCTCATTTCTTCAATTGCCTTAAGGTAATAATATTGCTGCGATTTTGGTAACTCATTAATGCTAGTTTTATATATTTTTAATTTACTAAGAGATTCACGTAACAAGGATTCACCATGATAAAGTTTTTTAGAAAATAGCTTCCTAGCCTTTAGAAATCGCTTCATCCAGACAATCGTGTTGTACTTGGAATACTTGCTGGTGGTTCTTTGCGACATTCTTTCGTATGCGTCATTAAAGTTCATCTCCTTAATTTCTTCTAAACATATTCCCTCTCGTGCAATTGCAACGTGGATAGCTGAGTCAGCAACTTTCCCCATAAGATCCAACAATTGCTTATTGTATTGCCTTTGAAGTTCCACGTGCCCCCTTCTAATTGCATCGATTACGTATAATTCATCTTGGAACTCTTGCTTGAATGCGAATAAGTTTGTCATTTTTACCTCTCCTTTGTTTATTGAATTAAGTATTTCTCTAATAGAGATACCGCTTCTGAAAATTTCATATCTATTTTTCTAGTAGGTTGAGCACTTATTACACCTATTTCTCCTAAGTATTGGGGTTTCTCAAGTGAATTTTTTAGTTCTTCAAAACTGATTGGCATATGGAAAGTAATATCGACGATTTGCATTAATAATAAGGGTGTATCATATCCGTTTAAATTTTGTTTGTGCCAACCTTTAATAGAAAGTTTATTTTCACTAATTAATTTATCAATCACATCATTCTTCAAATCATATAATTTCATTTGTCTTTTTTTAGCTACAGATACAATTCCGTGTTTTCTGATACTATAATTTAATACTTTTGTATCTCTACTCTTTTTAGCTGATTTATTTATAATGTATAGTGCATTTTCAATATTCTTTAAAGTGATCGGAAATTCTCTCACGTTAATGACCCGTGACTTAATTTCTTGAGTGTTTTTTATATGGTAAAGGTTAAACTCTTTCCAACCATATTTTGTTTGGGCTTTAACATAAGCATCTGGTAACTCTTCAGCTACTGGTTTCAGCTTAATTTCCTTTAGTTGTGTTTTTGTTTTAAAATCCTCTGGAACATTGCTCCAACCTTTATATGTTGTAATTTCCATTGTCATCATATTCATTTTCTCCTTTTCTAATTAATAATTTCATTTAAGCAATTTGCATTAAATATTGCTCATAAACGTCTAATTCCGCAGTATCTTCCTTGATTTCAACTTCTAAATAATTAACAGCCCATGGATTGTCCACTTCAGTTCACCTCCTTTAAAATTGTTTAATTTTTATTTAACTAAATTATTGACTTTAGCACGACATGAACATATAATTAGCAATATAGCATCCAATGTACACTTTTATAGAAGAGTTTACATTCAAAAAGTTGTTGTATAAGGTTTTTCAGCGAATTACAAAGATTGATACCTTGACACTTTATTTTCGTAATCATATTAAAATATAAAAATTGGTTTAATCACATGATGAAAGAGAAGGACAAAATATTCAGATAATACTTTGTCCATATATAAAACGATTGTTTTGTGCATACTCTCCGTTTTATTTAAGTCTCTTTATATTAAGTGATTATTTGTGTTTTGTAAATACTTTCCTCCAGTTTATTTTTCTCCTTCTTTTGTAATCTCTTCCGCCTTATCGATTTGCACAAGTAAGTCCTCGATGTTCATAGTATGTATGCTGCCATCCTCTAATTCAATATGGAACTTTTCAATTCCGTTAGCAAGAAACAGATCCTGCATTTCAAATTTACCTTGCTCTTCTCCAAACGCTTGTTCACAAGATGGTGAATCCACTTCGTAAGTAAATGGCATTTTGATATAACCGCTAACTAAATTTCTTTTCAATGTTTTTCTCCCCTTATTTTCCTATTTTTTAAATCTAAAGTTGCAAAACTTTTAATAAAATGGCGAAACTCACATCTGAGAACGCCATAATTATAACCATTAACCTTTTTTTACTGTCCCTGTCGGTTTCATTCCACCGATCGTTGGATCTGCTTGCTGCTTATCTTGTTTGACTACTCCAGCCCCTACTACAACTACTACTGCTAATAATGCTACGATTACCTTTTTCAAATTTCATCACCCCCTTTCAAATTTTGATAATACATTTCTATTTAAACAAGCAACATTTGTTCAAGTAAGTATGAATTTTCATCTAGTTGAGCTAATTCTTCCTTTACCAATGTTGCGTTAAAAATATCATTCTTATGGATGAAATTTGTGAAGGTCTTGATTAATAAAGTTCTATCAGCATTAATACTGCCAATTAAAAATAATTGAAATGAATCATTTGTAGGAACTTCTAGTTGAGGGATATCGTGATGGTTATTTTTCTTTTTGTAGTAATGGAGTATCAATTCGTTGGTGTAATTAATGTTATGTACATTCCAGTATGCATTAGTAAACTCAATCTTGTTTAAAATGTCATCTGCATTATGTGGACTATACTTAGAATAAAGTTTATGTGATTTTTCTAAGTAATGAAGTGTTTTGTCATACTCACTAAACATATAGCTACTACCAATTACAAAATAAGCGAAGGCATTGAAGGCAGTACCAATTTTAGCTTTTATAACTTTTCGAGCGTATTCTCTAGCAAGTTTTAAATTATTTAACTTTAAGAATACATAACTCATAATTTCATTTAATCTGGCCTTATAAGATTTTTGTAAGTAAGTTCTTTTTAATTGATCTAAATCATTTATCAGCTCATTAGTCAAATCCTTTACTACTGTGTACTGAGTTTTGTAGTAGTACATGCATACTTCTAATAATTTCGAAAAAACTTTACACTCTTCACTATCTGTTTTGAGTTTCCTTAATGCAATTAACTCTTCTTGAATGTCGAAATTGTAGATTCCATGTTGCCATCTAAGTAAAGTTTCGTATAGAGCTGCTAATTGCTTTAATTCAATATTTGACGACTCCTTAGCCTTATCAATTAACTTAGCTAAAGTTTTCATTAAACGATTGGTTGAACAATATTCCATTGCCGCTGAAAGGTTAGCTGGTTTTTCTGCTTCTAAGCAAAAGTAGATCATCATTCTTTTTTCGTTCTGAGGCATTACGTATCGTATAAATTGAAGAACTGTATCAATTGATACTTCTTGAGTTCCGTCTAGAAATTTAGTTATTGTGCTTGATGTCGTGCCAATTGATTCAGCGATTTCCTTTCGTTGATAACCTTTATGTAATAACTCTTTTTTTAGTATCTCTCTCATTTCCTTCACCTTCGTCCAATGGAATTTGTTTCCTTGAACTTATAATACAAAAATTACTTAATAACGTCAATACGTAATTTGAAAAAAGTTTAAAAAAATGTAAAATAAAACTAAGTACTAAATTAGGAGAGTTACAGTATGCCAATTAAAGCAAAAATTAAATTAAAAGAAGTACTACTATCCCGTGACTTAACACAAAAACAATTAGCAGAAATGACGGGCATTCGTGAAGCTGCAATTAGTTCACTGGTAAGAAATCACATAGAACGTGTGAGTCTTCATCATCTTGAAAAGATTGCTACATCCTTGGAGATTACTGATACGAATGAATTAATTGAGCTTGTTGAAGAAAATGAAAACTAAAACTAATAGGGAAGATAGGAAAGCACTTCTTTTAAGCAGAAGTGCTTTCCTGATGATAATCTATTATAGTTTCCAATAAATAATCAAATAATAAGATAAGCTTTAATGAGTTTGCCCTAGTACCATATTCTACGTCTCCACCATGTAGAATTGCATTTCTACCTATTTCGGAATCCAAAGATTTCCCATGTTCAAAACCCGTCAAGACCTGCGTTTGATAATATAGATATGCTGCTTGATGATAATTTTCCACATCTTGTTCATTTGGATTTGGCTTAAACAATTCTTTAAGAAATTCCAATAATTTAGGCCCTCCCATTCTCCCAATATGCTGAAAACTCTCAGCTACTAGTCCTTCCAACTGAGGCATAAGAGTAGGAATTGAAGCCTCATACATTCCTAAATTATGGCACCTAATCACATTTCTTAAAATACCAATTCTGTTCTTAAGAAATGGGTTTCCTTCCCATTTCAATAATTTACTTCTCAAATATTTATCATTGTATTCTTCAGACAAAGCCTCATCAATATATTCAGAAACATGGTCTAATCCATATTGTTCGTATTCTTCTACAATTGTAGCCATCCTTTGGTAAGACAAATCTCTATGTGGAGGATAACCTAATTCAATAATTATAGTCTTAAACTTAGCTATAATATCCTTTGATTCAAATAATGCTTCCCTTAGTTTATTTGCCTGTTTAGCAATTTGTGAGAACTGCAAATGTGCATGATTAGTCATTATGCTTCTTAATTGTCGCGCAACAGTCAAGGTTTGAATATCAAAGCTTCTCATTTTATTAATAGCATCAACCATATTACTATTAACATGGTTCCATGGTTTAAGAGTTGTTAAATAGGCATTTCTTTCATGAGCTTGTCTTATCATGTTAGATAAATTGGTTGAACCATTCTTTCTATAAACATCTGCTACTTGTTGCATACTTTTATGTGCCTTAAAATATTGCTGATGGATTGAAGACACAAAGATCAAATTTCTCCTGGAATTGTTTAATTCGCGCATTATATCGGAAAACTCAGCCATACCTTTTCATCTCCGCCTCATAATTGAAATATTATCCAATTATTATATTAACCTTTTACAAACGCAAACTCAAATTTAGTAATTATATTCTAATTAGTAAGAGATGGTTATAGTTAACTAACAATCTCTTCATACTCACGATCCAATAGTCCATTCAAGATACCATGATAATAAGCAAAAATTGATTTCTTGATCTTATAGCCTAATTTAATATTACATATCATTTGCTTAAAAGCACGAATGGATAGTTCTGTTCTATCCTGCTGCGTGTAATATGTTAAATATTTTGTTGAGTGTTTAACACATTTCCATAATTCTAATACTTCTTTTACTGAGTAGTAGCATTTGGCTAAAGATTGAAATTCAACTGGAACATTCTTAATTACGTTATCCTTACGTGTATTAATATGACTATTAGTTTTAGAATGCTTAACAGTTTTTTGGGGTGTCATTGGCTTATCTTCAGATTGTTTATTTACCAACGATTTGTCTTTCGCATATGGGGTGTCATTATTTATAAAACGATGAAATACCCACAAATTAGATGATTGAGATTTATTTGAACGTTCAGTTGGAATAACCGCTAAAATACCTAATTTAATTGCTTTACGTTTCATTCGATGGAAAGTTGATTCAGACACCTTTTTACACGTCTCAGAAATCGATTTTAAGAGCTTATTAACTGAAATGTTACTTACCCCTTTAACCTTACAAGAAAAGCGTAACAACACCTTAAAACATATTAATTCTGATGCTGTAAAGGCTGACTTATGTACAGACAAAAAGGATTCCATATTATTGTTCATGTCTTTAAGTGAACTAAAATTAGATAAATGTTGAAATTGTTCAATTTTCCCTTGTTTCATTCCTATATGCCCCCATAGGTATTATTTGTGAGCATAGGAAATACACCTAATCCACTTGTTATTTTTTTGGAAGTGAATTATAATTAATTTACCTTTAATTAAACGGCATATTTCTATGCTAAATGCCTGAGAAGACTTTGGTTGCAGCCAGCGTCTTCTCTTTTTTGTTTACAATTAATTACTTAGTAAACTTCTCCCTCTTTATTAATCAGTAGCATCTTCACTCTATTTTCTTCTTCATCGAAATACACCGTAGCTACCCAACGATCGGGGTCATAGATTTTCCTTCCGAATAAGTAATCGGGATGCAATTCGAATCTGAAATATTTCATATCATCAAAGTGAAATTTTAAAAATCTAATTACCTTTTCTTCTTTTTCGTTCATGGTGTCACTTCCTTCCCATCGTCATCAAAGGTGAAGATGCTTTTGCTTTTTCTAATATTTTCCCAATACTTAACGTGTGTAGGTAACGTTGTGTAACCGATATATCAGCATGCCCTAATAGTCTTGAAAGGCTATAAACGTCTAAATTGCCGCTTGCTAAGCTCTGCACAGCAAAAAAATGCCTAAACATGTGAGGACTTACCCTCTCTTTATTAACTCTAGCTCTTTTTCCTGCCAACTTTACTAGGTTATCTAATCCCACATGCGATAACTCTCTACCTGCATAAGATAAAAAGTATCGATCGTGAATTATTTTATCTTTAAAATACTTTGTTTTTAGACGCTCGTATTTAATAAGAATTTTCTTAAGTGCTGGTGAGATATATACAACTCGTTCCTTTCCACCTTTACCACTTACATGTATAGATGTTTCTTTAATATCAGAGTTTTTCAATGTACGTATCTCCATTGCTCGAAGTCCGCAATCTGCTAACATCGCAATTATCGCTTTATTACGTGATTCAATGTAATTTTCGTAGGAAAAGCAATTAATCATTCTGTATACTTCATCCTCTGTAAAAGCCGTTAATATCTTCTCTTTAGCCTTCGGACATTCAACTTTTTTCATTAAGTTTTCGTTTGAATATTCCTCTAACATGCACCAGTTAAAAAATGCTGCCACTGTTTTATGCATAGAGCGAATACTGGATACCTGTAATCCAGAGCTTTGTTTCTGTCTGATATATGCCTTTAGGTCATGTGTAGTAACATTCTCTAATTTTTCTATTCCTCTCTTTTCACGAAGAAATTTTAAAACCTGTTTAAGTTCCTGACGTTTATTAATCATTGTCTTCTTGGTGAATCCTTTAGCCAT